GACACTTCATTAATTCACCTGTAAAATGAAATCCTGGCTAACTCTAGACTCACCATTAGGCAAGCATACTGTCACCCTGTACTTATATGATCCCTTCAACAAGCAACTGGTATCCAACTTATATTGTAGTACGAACGGATTGGACCTATAAGTACCCTGACGAAGACCTATCTTCATAGCAGCATTGCTAATCAACAACTCATTATCACAGGTGCTAATACTAATAACAGCCGTCAAGTAAGGCATGATCGGAGCTACCTTATTGTAATCGAAATCATATAATGGGCCTGGCATTATACCAACTTCAAGAGTCCTGATCTCAGGTTTCTGGAATTTGATGTCCAACGCCTCAAACATGAATCTAATGTTTTCAAGTCCAGAATCACAATAAGACGAGTCTGGATATAACCAGAATTCATTACAACAACTCTGCCAAAGTGTCTCATCAGCAAGGACAGCCAATTGTTCAGTACTACAACCAGTCCCAGTCTCAATACCAGGATTAGTAGGAATGAATGACCACACATCAAAGAAAATATCTGGTACTTGAATATCAATCGGAACATTCCAAATCAGATGATATATACCAGGTTTATAAGCAGTAGCAGCAGCCGGGTCAGTACCACATGGCCCAGTCACAGGTGCCGGATCTACAGGTTCTCTTGTCAGTGGGAATGGGTAATCTGGATCACAATTTGGAAGAATTGGTATCTCTGCGACTAGATTCTCTGGCTGTACTGACTGTTTATAAATCGATACTTTAGTTATTGCCCAAGGGTTAGTCGGTATGCCATTTTGGTAGAAGGTAATATTTAGATCTATCGGTGATCCCGTCCTACCACTTATACGTGGGAATATATCCATGAATTAGTCTCCAAATTATCTTTGATAGGTATTACTCTTTCTTTCCACTAAGATATGATCTCAATTCATCGATCATGGATTTTACATTGACCGCCCGAAGTTCCTTGCCATTTATAAGAATAATCTTATCCTCATTAAAATCAATAATTGCATCAGAATGCATTATTTTCTCTATCTTATCGACATTGGTCTCCCAACGCGGCACTGCGCCGCCGGGAATAGCATTCGGGAAATATGCTCGGGTCAATACACAACTGTTATTAATCGTCGCCGGTTTAGAATAAACCACAGTGCACAATAATGTTATTCTAGCACTTGGATCATTTAAGTCCTTATCGTGCACCAAACGTGGACTACTAATCCTAAGTATGACTGGATCAAGCTTGACATGTGACACCAATTGAGTAATATTCAAACCGATATTACCAAGCATAGTTTGGAGTGCATCAAGCATCGACGCGTAATGTAATTTGTAAAAGGGGCCGTCCAATAATTCAAACGTCCATGGAACCTGCGAAGGGCATTCCTTACACTTGACCACCGAACCAATAATTTTATCCTTGTGCCTTACTGTGTAACGTCCTTTGCCCTCATTGGTCACCCTAACGTCAAGATATTTCAAGAATTCTTTCATCTGAATTGTGAACCACCGTGTCCTTTGGGCGTGTTAACCCTAGACTGCTCCTCCTGTTTTTTATTCTCTTCGTTGATCCGCTTAATTATCCAATTTCTGTCTTCAGCAGTCAGTAAAGATTGTTCAAACATGTCATACCCACCATAATACTTAAGTAGGAACGACTGTTCCATTATCTGGTAATACTCTGCGTCTAGGTCAGAGTCACTTCTTTGGGCGAAAAAACGTTTCTGTTATCGGGAGATCCAATTTCATCTCCGTCTGACATTCAGGACACACGATCTCAATCATAGTATCAATACCTGGCTCAGTCTCCCGCAACGTATCCCTAATAATAGCTGTATCGCGTGCGGTCAACCTCGCTATTACCTGTTGGACCTTCATCCTATCAGACACACCCATGACAGTCTCAACCTGCATATGCAGATGTTGTTCAACAGTAGTATCCAAAGAAATTTCTTCCTTACGTCTTTCCATTGGATGCTTACCAGCTTCCGAAGCATTCTTAGCCTGACCAGACATCGAACGTTCCCTAACCTTCTGATTCCTCATCATAACCTGCAAATCACGCCCGCGCATATACCGAGCTTCAATGTAAAACTCCTTACCAAGCTCTTCACTCATCGCAGGCAGCACAATCTTAATAGGTTCCTTATTGAACTTTGGATGTCTAATAGTCCTGGCCATCTCATTAAGATCGTACTCATGTGTACTCATGATGCCACAGGCCTGGTTACTGCATTTCACTGAGAATTCATATATATTACCATGCGTCACGCCACGCAGATAATACAGAATGAACATTCGATCGCCGACCAGTAAATCTAGTGGGTCCATGTCATTGGGAATCTTACAACAGTGTTTGTAAATGTAGTCAAGTGCCTGGTATGTCTGTGCCAACCTAGACGTCGCCATGATTTTATCGGTAATGAGACCCATCGGGCGAACTTCTATTACGCCATCTGGAATACGTCCGCCGTAATATGCACCCATGCTTGGAAGCGGTATCTTTTCCCATGGTAGGAAATCATCTACTGGCTTTGCTGTGATAATATCGATCAGTTCTGCGCCAGTTTTACCCTTGGCGGCATCAGCCAAATCAAGATTTGGCCTAGGCATCATTGTGAATTCGGCTTCTTGTGGTTCACCAAGGTCTGTGGTGTCTTTGGTAGGTTTATTACCACTATTACCTGGACGAAGACCTATTTCCTGTTCACTCATAATTGTTCTCCAATCTCAGTTATTTACTGCTTGAAGCTATTCTAACATAAGTTACTTGGGAGTTATTCTAGCATAATCATATGTTATTGATAACTCAACACTCTTCAATTCACTGTTCTGATACGATAATTTGCCATAATTGATCGAACTTGGCCAAGCACCAAACAACTTTATATTACGAACCGACGTTCCTTGACCATCTAATTCATCAAATTCACATTCTTTCTTATATCCACCAGAACCATGGACCAATATACCTTTATCATCAGTGTTTACCAAAGATTTCCACTTCTCTATTTCCGAAGCCAATTTCTGGGTATCATAAAAAGTCAATGATATATCATCCCATTTAATGTTCTTAGCATATTTGTAATTTAGGACAGCACCAAGAACAGTGAGTTGTTCGACTTTCCATTGTGGGAGAGTAAGTTCTTTAGCTGTTAATAGGAAATCTTGAGCGGTTATCGGGCCTAGCTGGATTATGCGCCAACGATGTGGTCGTAGGGTTTCAATAGTGTTTAGAGCTTCGCCACCGTAATTAGCAATTTTGAATCCTGGCATATCATGTCCACACCTTGTCCGTCAATTATTCACGGTAAGCTCTATCGAAGCGCATCGTGACATCGATCAGCATGATCTCAGTATTACTATAATCGAGTTCCTGCCAGTTGACTTCCTTGGGCCAGCAACCGCACATATGCCAAGTTTCTGTCTTGGTGCCCTGACCATCGATCATCTTGAGAACAGCATTCTTTTTGTATTCCTGCGGAGTGTTCACATTCAGATTGGTGCCGAAATCCTTGCCTATCTCAATGACACCATTGAGCCAAGTCCACATCTCTCCGGAAACGTCCGGATTCTGCTCGACGTCATACCAAGACAACTTGCAGGGATCCCATTTGTGCTTACCAGCGAAGTACACTTCTTCCTGGTTGTGGTGCATTACTGGCTCTTCCGCAACGAAATTTGGTCTGGTAGCTTTCTGCAGTACAAGCAAGACATTCGAAGGCATATCCGTGCCATTTCGACCAAGAGTCTCAAAATACCATCTATGTTTACGCCTCGTCTCATATGTATTGATCGGTGCGTCCTTAAGATTATTACCATAGTTGCAAATCTTGAAGCCTGGCATTTTTATGTCCTCCGTTATCCATATTATTTTTGACGAAAGCGAATCAGACAAATATAACTCAGGAGACAGACAACAATGACACCTAAAGAAATTGCTAACCTCATAACCGAAAACATTGACATATCTAACGGTCTTGAAGAGATCGAGAGACCAGGTATGGGGTATTATATCAAAATGGTCGATGATGTAATGACAAAAACCTATGGTCAACCGAAAAATCAGGCATTTAAACAAGCTTGTGTCAAAAATGTCGTAAACGTACTAATCAAAACAATAGAAGCTGGAGAGACCGACCTAGAAACATTATCAGATTTAGCCCATAGAGCTTGGGCCGAAACAGCAAAGAAATCTAATGATCCAAATTACAAAGAAAGAGCAAGACGGCTAGAATTAGCTGCCACACCGTACAGTAATCTCCCAGAAGAAGAAAAGGAAAAAGACAGAGTA